AGGGAGTATCCCATGAGCCACACACCGCCGGTCGACCCGTCGCCGGCAGCCGCCGCCGCCGAGGTGCCGCCCGAGCTGGCACCCCGGCCCATGACCGGCCCGGAGGCGCTCGACGCCGCCGCCGCGGCCGGCCCTGACGCCTTCGCCCGCGCCCTCAACGGCGTGATCGGCGCCCTCGAGGACGCCGCCCGCCACTACCGCGAGCGGCAGGCCGAACTGCCCTGCGACGAGCACCAGGTCACGTTCAACGGCTTCGCCGACGGCTCGGTCGAGTGGACGTGCCGCTGCGGCGCCGGTGAGGTGGCGGTCAGCCCGGCCGCCGCCGAGGCTGAGGCCGACGCGCACACGGGGGAGGTGCCGGCGTGAGCAAGTACGAGCTGACAGACATCGTCCACCCGGGCGATCAGCGGCTGCGGCGCATCCGCGCGCTGCGGGACATCCCCGGGGTGGTTGAGGCCGGGGAGCTGGGCGGCTGGGTCCTGGGTGAGCACAGCCTCGCCCAGGACGGCGACTGCTGGATCGGTGACGAGGCGATCGTTACCGACCGCGCCTGGGTGTGCGGCGACGCCCGGGTGTGCGACCGCGCCTGGGTGTGCGGCGACGCCCGGGTGTGCGACCGCGCCTGGGTGTGCGGCGACGCCCGGGTGTGCGACCGCGCCTGGGTGTGCGGCGACGCCTGGGTGGTCGGCGACGCCCGGGTGGTCGGCCACGCCTGGGTGGGCGGCCACGCCTGGGTGGGCGGCCGCGCCTGGGTGGGCGGCCGCGCCCGGGTGGTCGGCCACGCCCGGGTGGTCGGCGACGCCCGGGTGGTCGGCCACGCCCGGGTGGTCGGCCACGCCTGGGTGGGCGGCCACGCCGACATCTCACGGCCAGAGCATGTGCTCTGCCTGGTCCCGGCCGGCCCGTACGCGTCGGCCACCCTGCACCGGACGGTCGGCGGCGGCCACGAGATCGTCATCGGCTGCCAGCGGCTCACCGCCGACCAGCTGGTCGCCGTCGCCGAGAAGGAGCATCCCGACGACCCGGCCATCGCGGCGATGGCCGGCGCCTTCGCCGGCCTGTGCGAGACGGTCATCGCGTCATGGTCCACAGTGGAGGTGGCGGCATGAGCGGCCAGCAGTTCCAGGCCGGCGACCTGGTCAGCGTCACCATGACCGGCGTCCACATCCACTCCACCGCACTCGGCAGGCTCGTGCTCCGCCTGCCGTCCGGCACACTGGTCACGCTGCCGCCGGAAGAGCCCGGTGTCCACATCAGACTCGCCGGGGACCTCGGCACCCCCGGCGACGGCGGAACCGCCGAGGGGGGTCTCGTTCCGCCGGCCCGGCCCACCACCACAGCCTCCCCAGTGGACGGTGGGCCGGGCACCCCGACCTGGATGACCAACCCGGCACCGCCCACCGGGCCGCTGGTGCAGCCACCACCGATGCCGCTGGTGGCCACGGGCGTCGCCGACTACGCCCGCATCGGGAGGCGGTCATGAGCCTCGACTTGGACGCCATCAAGGCCCGCGCCGAGGCGGCTATCGACGGCCCGTGGATCGCCGACGACGTGTACGTCACGACCGAGAGCGGTGACCTGCTCTCCGACGCGCCGGACGCCGCCGCCACGGCGGTGTTCATCGCCCACGCCCGCGAGGATGTGCCGGCGCTGGTGGCCGAGGTGGAGCGGCTGCGCCAGCACGCCCACATGGTCCGGCAGCTGCACCAGCAATCCACCCTCACACAGTCGCCCTACTGCGCCGGCTGCGGCGACGCCTGGCCCTGCATGACCATCCGACTCCTGGACGGTGAGCCATGAGCCGTATCCGCCGCTGGCTGCGCCGCCGCGTCTACCGCGGCCAACACAGAGTCGCCTGGGGACAGCAGTCAACCGCCCAGTCGGTGGCCGCATTCCACGCCGCCCGGCAGCTCAGGTCACTAGAGGCGGCCCGGGCCACGCCGCTGGAGGACCTCATGGACACCGTGCAGGTGCCGGTCGTCGAGGTGGTGGCGTGATGGACACCTGGATGTGGGTCGGCGTCGGATACGCCATCACCGGCCCGCTGTCCCTCGGACTCCTGTGGGCGGCCGGCCACTGCCACCGACGGCGCTGCGACTGCCCGGACTGCCACGACAAGTTCGTCCAGCGGATGCGCGACATCGCCGCCCGGCAGGCCGCCGAACTCGACCGCAAGGAGGCCCGGCGGTGAGGCCACGACTGCTCGACCTGTTCTGCGGCGCCGGCGGGGCGGCACGCGGCTACCAGTTGGCCGGGTTCCACGTCATCGGTGTGGACATCGCGCCGCAGCCGAACTACGCCGGCGACGAGTTCATACGGGCCAACGCGCTGGACGTGCTCGCCGACACGCGGTTCGTGTCCGGCTTCCAGGCTGTGCACGCGTCCCCGACCTGCCAGACCCGCAGCCGCGCCACCGCCTGGCGGGGGCGCAGGGAGAACCATCCGGACCTGCTCACACCCACCCTGCGGCTGCTGTCGCGGCTGCCGGCGCCGTGGGTGGTGGAGAACGTCCCCGAGGCCGCATGGGACGGCACGATGCGCGCCGACTGGCTACTGTGCGGCACACAGTTCGGCCTACCCATCCGCCGGCACCGGGTGTTCCAGGCCGGCGGTTGGGCATCGTTCCAGCTGCTTCCGCCGTGCACCTGCTACCGCAATCCGCAGCTGCTGCGGTTCGTCCACAAGAGTGAGCGCGCCTACGCCGATGCGATGGGCTGCACGTGGATGAGCAAGTTCGAGGCCCGGCAGGCCATCCCACCGGCCTACACCCGGTTCATCGGCGAGCAGCTGCTCGCCCACCTCGAGGCGGTGGTCGCATGAGTCCTGTCCAGCTGCTGCCGCCCGGCGTCGGCCCCGACGACCCACAGTGGCACGCCGTGCGCCGGCAGGGCATCGGCGCCTCCGAAATCGCCGCCGCCATGGGACTGTCGCCGTGGGAGTCGCCTTTCTCCTTGTGGGCGCGCAAGCGGGGCGGCTGGGATGTGGAGCCGACGGAGGAGATGTCCACCGGCACCAGGGTGGAGCCCGTCGTCGCCGACTGGTGGGCAGACCAGCACCGCAACGGGCCCATCGACGTCACCACCGCCGGCGTGTACGCCGACGAGCAGCAGCCGTGGCGCATCGCCTCCCCAGACCGGCTCATCCTCGGCCCCTGCCCCCGCTGCGCCGGGCACGGCGTCGTCGACTCCAGCCTCGGCGCATGCCCCGCCTGCCGCGGCGGCTACTTCGGTCAGCCTGTGGCCGTGTTGGAGTGCAAGTGGACGGCCCGGTGGGACGGCTGGGGCGAGCCCGGCACCGACCAGATCCCCGTCTACTACCGCACACAGGTCCTGTGGCAGTGCGACGTCATGGGCGTCGACCGCTGGCACCTTGCCGTCCTCGGCCCCGGCGGATTCCGCCACTACACCGGCGTCATCGACCAGCAGGCCCGCGACGACTTGGACGCCATGGTCGCCGCCGGCGCCGACATGATGCGCCGCATCGCCGACGACGACCCACCCGACGTCGACGCACACCCCGCAACCCTCGCCGCGCTCAAGCAGCTCCACCCGTCGGTGCAGGACCGGGAGGTGGAGATCCCCGCCGACCTGGCCGCCGAATGGGAGGCCGCCCGCAAGGCAGAGCGCGACGCCAAAGCCCGCAAGGACAAGGCCGCCAACCGCCTGCGTGAACTGCTCGGCGCTGCGGCGCGGGGCGTCTGCGACGGCCGCAAAGTCGTCACCCGCTCCGTCTACGAGCAGCGGCACGTCGACCTCGACGCCATGCGCGCCGAGATGCCCGACCTCGTCGACCGCCACACCACCTGGACGACCGTCGACAAGCTCATCCCCGCACCCAGCCGGAAGAAGGACACACCGTGACCCAGACCGTAAGCTCCGCGTTGGCCCAGCGCCGCAACACCCCCGGCGAACTGATCCGCCAATACGCCAACCACTTCGCCACCGTCCTCCCCAGCCACATCCGCCCCGACACGTGGGTCCGCGTCGCCCAAGGCGCACTCAAGAAGGGCAAGCGGCAAGGCGACCTGTTCGAACTCGAAGCCGCCGCCATGAACAACCCCGGCGCCTTCCTCGCCGCCCTCCTCGACGCCGCACGGCTCGGCCTCGAACCCGGCACAGAGCAGTACTACCTCACCCCCCGCAAGGTCAAAGGCCGCTCCGAAATCCTCGGCATCGTCGGCTACCAGGGCCATATCGAACTCATGTACCGGGCCGGCGCCGTCGCCTCCGTCGTCGCCGAAGTCGTCCGCCGCGCCGACCAGTTCTCCTACCGTCCCGGCGCGGACGAGGTGCCGCAGCACGTCATCGACTGGGACGCAGACGACCGCGGCCCCCTGCGGCTCGTCTACGCCTACGCCCGCATGAAGGACGGCGCCACATCGAAGGTGGTCGTCCTGAACCGGGCCGATATCGACCGCATCAAGAAGTCGTCGCAGGGCGCCGACTCCGACTACTCGCCGTGGAAGGTCCACGAGGAGGCCATGTGGCTGAAGTCGGCGGTGCGGCAGCTGCAGAAGTGGGTGCCCACGTCGGCCGAGTACCGGCGGGAGCAGCTACGCGCCGCCGCCGAGGCGCAGCGCGTCGCCACCTCATCCGACGTGCCGGTGGAGGTGCCGGTCGGCGACTACCTCGAGGGGGAGCTGGCCGATGAGCCGGCGGATGCGTGGTCGGATGTGGAGGTCGCCCAGCCACCCCTGGCAGGTGACCAGTGAAGCGCCGCCCCCGCGACATCGGCACCGCCGCCGAACGCGCCGTCGTCAACGCCATCCGCGCCCGCGGCTTCCCCCACGCCGAACGCCGCGCCCTCCGCGGCCCGCAAGACGCCGGAGACATCACCGGCACACCCGGCGTGTGCTGGTCCGTTAAAGGCGGCGACGCCGCACGCGCCGCATCCGACGGACAGGTCACCCTCTGGATGCGGGACCTCGACGACCAGATGGTGAATGCCGGCGCCGACGTGGGTGTGCTCGTCATCCAACGCGCCGGCATCGGCGAAGCCAACGCCCACAGGTGGTGGGCCATCATCCGCGGACACGCCTTCGCCGACCTGGCCAACCGCAACGACCCGTGCTGTGCGCAGGGACTGCGGGCTGCCCGGCGCTGGTGGCCAGTCCGGATGCTGCTCGGCGACATGTGCGAGCTGCTGCGGCTCGCCGGCTACGGCACCCTGTTGGACTCCGCGCCGGCCGCCGAGACACCGACTCCGGCGGCCGGCGCGGCCGGAGGAGCGGCATGACCGACTGCATCTTCTGCGCCATCGTCGCCGGCACAGCCCCGGCCGTCCTTGTGCACAAGTGGGACGACGCGGTTGCCATCCTGCCCCTGAACCCAGTCACCTCCGGGCACACCCTCGTCATCCCGACTGTGCACGTCGCCGACTGGACGGTGGACCCGAAGGTCACCGGCATGGTGGCCGCCCGGGCGGCGGAGATCGCACCGGCCGGCGCGTCCAACCTGATCACGTCGGCAGGCTGGGCCGCCACCCAGACGGTGCGGCACCTGCACTTTCACATCGTGCCCCGGCGCGCCGGCGACCGGCTTCCGCTGCCATGGACACCACAACAGGCAGGAGGCCAGCCATGACCGAGCCGACCATGCGTGAAGTCGTCGCCACCCTCGCCGACCTCATCGACCCACAAGACTGGGCACTCGTCGTCTGCATCGCCGCCAACGGCCGCACCGAAGTCCACGGCCGCCGCGACCACAAGGCCGCGCAGGCGCTACGCATGCTCGCCGACCGCATCGAAGGGCGGCAGCAGTGAGCGAGTTCTGGCTCGGCACCGCCTGCGACCACCTATACGCTGGCTGCCCCATCCTGGCCAGGTCACTGCCCATACTCCGCCGCTACCGCCTGGACCGCAAAGGCGCAGGCGCCGTCGACCCGGCCGGCCCCGGCATCTGCGGCTGGTGCCGCCGCGTCTGGGCCGCACGGCGGAAGGAGACACGCTGATGACCCGCATGCACCTGGCCTCACGGCAGGGCGCCCGCCGCCGCATCGCCCCCGACCCCGGCGACGACTGGCGGCTACACGCCTACTGCCGCACCGGACCCGACCCGGCCGACACCTGGTTCACCGAGCATCTGTTCGGTCACGCACTACATCTGTGCAACAGCCACTGCCCGGTCCAAGACCAGTGCTGGCCGTGGGCCCGGCGACAGAAGTGGCACGACGGCTGCGTCGTCGGCGGCCGACTCCACACCCGCCGCCGCGGCTGGATACCACCCAACTCCCGGTGGGCACCCAAACCCACCACCCGCTACTGCGCTGAATGCCGCAGCAAGCCGCAACCCACATCGGAGACCACCATGACCGACGTTGAGGAGCTGGAACAGGTCGCCCAGGAGCTGATGCTGCGGGTCCGCGACTACGACCCGGAGGACAACCAGCGCTGGCTCACGTTCAGGTTGCCTGACCCGGCGGACTGGTTCCGCCTGTGCTTCGTCCTGGCCTGCGCGGTGCCGGACGACCGGACGTGGCGGGAGCTGACCGCGTGGGCTGATGGTCCGCCCGTGCCAGCCACCGCCGAGGTGCAGGCGCTGCAGCCGTGCGGCACCCGGGCCGCGTACAGGCGGCACCTGGCACACGGTGAGGTGCCCTGCGGGCCTTGTGAGGAGGCGAATAGGTCGTATGAGTTGGACCGCCGGCGCGCCAAGAAAGGCGCGGCATGACCGCCGTAGCTGGCCGGTGGCTCATCGCCCGCACCCTCATCGGCGCACGGTACCCGTGCCGCTGCCGCATGGACGGCCAATGCCGCGGCCCCCACAACACGGCACACAAGGCCTACTGGTGTCCGTGCTGGGGCAGGCCTGATGCGGCCCGTATGCATGGCCGCTGCTGCGCCCGGCGCGCACACGACACAGAGCAGCGTCAGTCCACAGTGACAGGTGAGGAGAGCGAGTGAGCGTGGGACATAGCCGGCGCACGCCGGCCAAGCACAAGCTGATGAGCAGCATCATCGGCCGCGAGGTCGGTGCCGCGAGCAAGAACCCCGCCATCGACCGGCACGTCTGGAAAGACCTCTGCGCTGGCGACGGGATTCCCGTCGATGGACGTGGCTGGTGTGAAGGATGCTCGCCGGGCATCTTCGCTTACCACGCCACCCACGCCAAGAAGCCGGTCGACCTTGAGCTTTACGAAATCAAGCCAGCAACGTATGACCGGCTCATAGAATCGCTTAAGCTTCGCCTTCCCGAGCTTGGATATGAGAACAAGGGTGACTGCTGGCAGTTTCGTGACATGGTCACACTGCGCACCTTCAACGCCAGCGGTTCTGATGCCGGTGTTGATGACATCGGCCGACGCGATGCGGTACTTATCAGCAATGACCCGAACGCCATAACAGATTGGGCGATGCGGCCAACCTTCGCAGCCGAGATCGAGGCCCGTACACCGTGGTTCCGCAGCATCTCAACGATGGGATGCAATGCAGCTGGCCTCAAGCGGCTATCACTCGAAGAGAGGATGGGCTGGTTCCGTCTAATCGAGCAACAAGAGTCAGCACTACCACGGCACCGGGACCTGCTGCTCGCTGCAATCGACGGGGACGCATCGCAGTGGGCGTATCTGCTCAACGACCCGGTGAAGTGGAGGGGAACGCAGGAGAAGGTCGCGGTCTCAGCGTTCGCGAGGTACGCCTACAGGCTTGAGACGGCATGGTACGGGACCCAGCGGGCTGCATATGAGCAGATGAAGCGGCGGCTGTTCCTGACGAAGACGGAGCTGGAATGGTGAAGCCGGATCGCAGGCACTACCGCCCGCCGGCTCCGGGCGACAGTCCTTATCGGACATATGCTGAGTACCTGCGGCATCCACGGTTCCTCGAAGTGCGGGCCAGGGTGTTCGAGCGGGCCGGCGGGTTGTGCGAGCGGTGCCGGACTCGGCCGCCTACCGAGCCGCACCATCTGCGCTACCCGCCATGGGGCGCGTTCGACGTCCCGGAGAACATGATCGCCGTCTGCCATAGCTGCCACTGTGAGATGCATGGGAGGTCGACGTGAGCAAGCTCGGCCCGTACGAGGTGCACCCGTTCGCCGATGCCTTCCCGCTGATGGACGGTGAGGAGTTCGCCGCCTTGGTGGCGGACATCAACAAGAACGGGCTGCGTGAGCCGATCCTGCTCAACCACGACCGGACGGTCCTCATTGACGGGCGGAACCGGTACCGGGCGTGCGACGCGGCGATGGTGGACCCGGTGTTCGACATCCTGCCGGAGCGGTACACCGAGCCGATGATCCTCGACCTGATCGTGTCGAAGAACCTCGCACGGCGGCATCTGAACCCTGGCCAGCGGGCGTTCCTGGCGTTGAAGTACGAGGAGCGGATCGCAGCCGTGAACCGGCGTGGACCAGATAGACCTAAATCGAACGAGATTCCCGCAGATCTGCGGGAATCTCGTCACGAGCGGGAGTCGGCATCGCGCGCTGCCAGGGTTGTCGGAGCATCCGGTCGCGCCGTCCAGCAGGCCAAGGCCGTCCAGCGCGACGCGCCGGACCTTGCCGAAAAGGTTCGGCGTGGCGAAATGGCACTCGACGCCGCGGACCGGCAGCGCAAGGAACGCCTCAAGCAGCAGCCGCCACCCGACCCGGCCCCGAAGCCGACGCGCGCCACGCTGACACTGCTCACCCATGATGGTCGCAAGGTCGAGTATCCAAAGCCCGCCGGAAAGGCCACGTTCAACGAGACCAGCGGCCCTGGTATCTCCTGGGCGGCCTGGTCGTGGAACCCTGTCACCGGCTGCCTGCACGGGTGCGACTACTGCTACGCGCGCGCTATCGCCGCCAGCGAACGTGCCGCCGCCGCCTATCCGGCCGGGTTCACACCGCTGTTTCACGATGAACGCCTCGACGCCCCAGCCAACACGGTCATCCCTGAGCAGTACAGGGATGACAGCCACAAGTCATGCGGTCGCGGCGACTGCAAGATCTGCGAGTACCGGCGGGTGTTCGTGTGCTCCATGGCCGACCTCTACGGCCGGTGGGTGCCGGACGAGTGGATCCAGAAGGTCCACGAGGCGATGCTCGCGAGCCCGCAGTGGCAGTACATCCTGCTGACCAAGTTCCCAGCCCGGTACGTCGGTCTCGAGCTGCCGCCGAACGCGTGGGTCGGAACCAGCGTCGACGAGCAGAAGCGGGTACGCATCGCCCAGGACGCTATGGCCAAGCTCGACGGCAACGTGGTCAAGTGGCTGTCGCTCGAGCCCCTGCGCGAGCCGCTGGAGTTCGACGACCTGTCGATGTTCGACTGGGTTGTCATCGGCGCCCAGACCGAGACACGGCAGCCCGACGGCATTGTGCCCGCGTTCGCGCCGCCGTTCGAGTGGGTCGCGCGGCTCGTCGCGCAGGCCCGCGCGGCCGGTTGCCGGGTGCACCTCAAGCCCAACCTGGTCAACGGCCGACCGGGGATGCAGCTGCCCGACGAGTACCCGGGAGACAACTGAATATGCCGATCAGGTTCCAAGTCGACCCGGACTTCTACGACCACCCAAAGACCATCGGGATGAGCGACAGCGCAACCGCACTCTGGGTGCGGGCCGGCTCGTACTCCGCGGCGAAGCTAACAGACGGCTTCATCGCCGAGCACGTGGTCCGCCTGCTCTCCACGGTGCCGGAAGAAGCTGCGAGCGAACTGGTGGGACGCGGGCTGTGGAGGCGAGTCAAGGGCGGCTTCCAGTTCCACCAATGGGGCGTTCGGAACCTGACACGGGCCCGCGTCGAGTCGGACCGCGAGTACGAGCGGGAGAAGAAGCGACGCCAGCGCCGTGAGGCAAACAACCAGGTCAAGACACATTCTGTCCCGGACATGTCCCCCCGGGACTCCCCCGGGAATCCCCCGGGAGTCCCGGCGGTGTCTATGTCTGTGTCTGTGTCTGAGTCTGTGTCTGGGTCTGGACGCGGCGGCGCGACGCCGCCGCACCCGCCCCCCCAACGATGCCCACAACACGTCGACGACCCCAACCCGCCACCGTGCGGCGCCTGCGCCGACGCCCGCAAGGCACACGACCGCTGGCAGGCCGACCAGCAGCGCGCCGACCAGGCCCGCCGCTCAGCCGAAGCCCGGGCACGCGCCCAGGCCACCGCGCAGGCCATCGCCGCCTGCCAGCTCTGCGACACCCACGGACGGCTCCCCTCCGGCGTCGTCTGCACCCACGACCCGACCCGCGTCGGCTCCAACGGCGCAGCCAAAGCACGGGCCGCCATCCGAAAGGGCACCCCATGACCGACCCGCGCACCGAACTCCGCAACCTCATCGCCGCAGCCATGCGCCCCCACGTGCCACCGCCGGCGGTCGGCCACGCAGCCGACGCCGTCATCGACCTGTTCCACGCCGTGCGCCGCGAGGACTGGCAGCTCGGCACCATCACCGTCGCCAACGCCGGACTGGTCGCCTGGACCAGGCCCACAGACCAGCTCCGAGAGCGGGTGGCGTCCGCGGCCGGCGTCAAGGACGGCGACTCCGACCGGCTCGCCGGAACAGGCCCGGAAACGGCCCCCAGCGCCACGCACAGCGGCGAACAGACGCCGCCGGTACCCCAGACACCCCCAGCCCTACACAGGCCCAAGGAGACGCCGTGACCCACACCATGCACAACCCGCAGGCCGGGCCGCCGACCGTGCTCAAGTTCCGGTCCAAGTCCGGCCGCACCGAGGTCGCACGCCGCGGTGACGGCACGATCAGCATCCGGGTCCTCACCGGCCAGGACCGGCTGGACCTCGACGACGCCCACAAGCTCGCCGCCGCACTCGCCGAATGAGCCCAGCCGTGAACCTGCTACGCACGATCCCATTCCGCTGCTGCATCCTCGGCCAATGCGGCAACCCCGCCGTCAACCTGAACACGCTCGCCAGACGCTGGCACACCACCCACCTCGCCAGCCCACTCCGCTGCCGGCGGCTCTGGCTCCAACCCGGCGACTGGACCGCCCAAACCTGGGCCGCCTGCGCCCTCGCACCGGGCCACGGCGGCCCCTGCAAACACATCGACCCGCTGGGCCGGCTCGCCCCCATCCCACCCGACCACGTGGAGGTGCCATGACGTTCCTCGCAGCCGGCATCCTCAGCGCGTGGGTGGCCATCGCCGCCGTCGCGGGTTCCACCGGCGACATGACGCCCTTTGGCATCTTCAGCTTCCTGGCAGGCTCCTCGCTCTAAGTGAGCGCCGTCGCCGTCCAGGTCGCATCCATCGTCCGTCGCACCACGCGCTGTCCCGACGAGGAGGATGACCGGTGACCACCGCCGCCGCGCCCAGCCACGACGTGCTCGCCACAATGGCCGCCAACATCACACAACTCACCGAACCCATCTACACCGCCGCACGGCGCCGCATCACCCAACACCCCTGCCTGCTCGACCAGCTCCGCGACGCCGCCATCCCCGGCACGGTGCCCCGCGGCCCCGAACGCCGCCGCATCCCCACCTCGAGACCCCCGCTCCGCTTGGACGCGGTCGACACACTGTCCGAGATCTGCGTCGGCATCACCGGCTGGCACGCCAAACTGGGCCTGCCCAGCCCACCCCGCCACGCCGACTGGTTCAAAGCCGTGCTGCGGATGCTCCCCGACGCCGCACAGAGCCTGGCACCGTCCATCGCCGACTGGCTCGCCGCGGACGTCGAAGCCTGGTGGCATGATGCGGCCATAGCATCCGGCTGGCGCCCCGACGACCTACGCCGGCTACGGTGAACGGCGTGTCCGATTTGCCCAGCCCAGGACATGATCTGCTACGCTCGCGCGTAAGCGCGCCCCGTCCCTACTGGCCGGACGACACCACCGCCGCAACCAGCGGCAACACCCAGCCGCCGCAGCAACACAACCCCACCACCGCCACCACGGCCAGCACCAGCCACGCCAAAATCCGCACCGGATCCGGCCCACGCCTCTGCGGCCCATACCCTGACACGCGGCGCATCATCGCAGGTCACCATGTAAAACCCGCGTGAACTGTCACCCACCAGACACCCAACCAGGTGCCCGCCGACATGATCAACCTGCCGAGCTTCGGCATAACCCTCGCCCAGTACCGGAAGGAGCAGGTCGAACCATGGTCAGCTCCCGCGGCGGACGATTTGGGTTCGTCTTCCGCAACCGGCACCGCGCCTACCGCGCCCTGAGACGGCAGGGCTACTCCAAGCAAACCGCAGCCCAAATCGCCAACGCCGGCCACACCCACGCACAGCGCGTCATCATGGCCCGCAAAGCCGCCGCCACCCGCAAAGCCCGCGCCGGGAAGCTGATGCGGGCGATCCGGGGCAACTGATGACCTGGACCATCCTCATCGCCACCCACCCCAACTTCACCTGGGCGGCACCGTGCCTGACCTTCTGATCATCGTCCCGTCCCGCGGCCGACCCCACGCCGTACCACGGGTCGTGGACGCATGGAACGCGACCGGCGCCTACGACCACGCCGCGCTGCTGTTCGCCATCGACGCCGACGACCCCAGCCACGGCGCCTACCTCGAGCAGGCCAGCCAACAGGCACTCATGCTGACGGTCCCCGAATGGCAGCCCATGGTCTACAAGCTCGACCAGGCCGCCACCCGCTACGCCAACGACTACTTCGCGCTGGGGTTCGCCGGCGACGACCACCTACCCCGCACCGCAGGCTGGGCCAAACGCTACCTGGACACCCTCCACGAACTGGGCACCGGCATCGTCCACGCCAACGACCTGTTCCAAGGCCCCAACCTGTGCACCGAATGGGCCATGACCTCCGACATCGTCCGCACCCTCGGCCGCATGGTCCCCGCACCCGTCGACCACCTGTGCTCCGACTCCTCCGTCCACGACCTCGGCACAGCAGCCGGCTGCCTGCGCTACCTCGACGACGTCGTCATCGAACACATGCACCCCGCCGCCCGCAAGGCCACGTACGACGCCACCTACGAGCTGGGCAACTCCACCACCCGCAACATCCTCGACGGCGGCACCTACCGCCACTGGCGCCAAACCCAGATGCAGGCAGACGTAGCGAAGGTGAGGGCACTCCGTGGCGCGGGCACGTAAGGAATCCCCCGACCAGTGGCGCAGCAGCCCCCGCCCCGCCGACTGGTGGAAGATCCAGCCCGCCATCCTGGAGCGTGACGGCCACCAGTGCACCTGGCTGGTCGGCTACGACGACGGGCTACTGAAAGACCCCCGGGGGGTCAGAATCACCCCCCCCGGTTCAAACACCCCCCCGGGTGTCGTACTGGACCATCCCGCCCGCTGCCTGCGCCCAGCCACCCAGGTCGACCACATCTCCCACCCCGACGCCCACGACGACCTGCGCAGCCTGTGCACCCCACACCACGCCCACCGCACCGGCAGGCAGGCAGCACAGGCCAGGTGGACCAGACAGCCAAAGCGGACTCGCGAACCAGTCAAACATCCAGGACTGAAGTAACTCTGCGTAAGGGTGGGGGGTGTCCCCTATGTCCGATTTGCTCTGGCCCGGCACGGCATAGCACCTGGCGGGCGGTACGGGTCATCACGCCCCATGTCCTTTTCGGTTACTCACTGTGCGTGAACGTTGGGAGGTTGGCCAGCATGCCTGGTGTTCCGGGCCGTGGCGGCCCTGTGCCGAAGCGGTCGGACCAGCGGCGCCGCCGGAACGCGCCCACGCACCCGGTGACGCAGGCGCCGGCGGGTGAGGATGCGCCGCCGGAGCAGCCGCCGCCGCACGAGAAGTGGCATCCGATCGCCAAGCAGTGGTATGAGTCGCTTGCACGGTCGGGCCAGTCGGCGTTTTACGAGGCAAGCGACTGGGCTACCGCGTTCCTGGTCGCCGAGTCCATCTCCCGGGACCTGAAGCCGCAGCCGATCGGGGTGGACCCGGAGACGGGTGAGCCGGTGATGGCGGTGATCCCGTTGAAGGGGGCGTCGCTGGCCGCCTACCTGCGGGCGATGACGGCGCTGATGGTGACGGAGGGAGACCGGCGCCGCGCCGGCCTCGAGCTGCGGCGGGCCAGCGCCGGGCAGGAGCAGCAGGAGGTGCCTGGGGTTGCCCGGCTCGACGAGTTCCGGCGGCGCTTCGCCGGCTGACCGGCTGGTCACCATGCCGGAGGGGATGCCGAAGCTGACCCTCGGGCAGGGTGTGGCCGAGTGGATGGCCGAGTACCTGGTGCAGCCGAATGGGCCGCGGGCTGGTCAGCCGTTTGTGGTGACGGAGTCGCAGTGGCGGTTCCTGATCTGGTGGTACGCGGTTGACGAGGATGGCCGCTGGCTGTTCCACCATGGGGTGCGGCGGCTGGCGAAGGGGTCCGGGAAGTCGCCGTTCGCGGCGGCGTTGGCGCTGGCCGAGTTGTGTGGGCCGGTGCGGCTGCTGGACTTTGATCCGAAGCGGCCGGGTGGCTGTGTCGGCAAGCGGGTGGATATGCCGTGGGTGCAGATCGCCGCGACTGCCGAGTCGCAGACGGCGAACACGATGCGGATGGTGCGGGCGTTCGCGCCGAAGCGGTCGAAGATTGTCCAGGTCTACGAGTTGGACCCGGGGAAGACGATCTACTACGCGGTGCCGGAGGGGAAGCTCGAGGTCATCACGTCGTCGTCGACTGCGGCCGAGGGTGCTGAGGCGTCGTTCGTGGTGGCGGATGAGACGGAGCATTGGAAGCCGTCCAATGGCGGCCCCGAGTTGGCCGCCACCCTCGAGGACAATCTGGCCAAGTCCGGCTCCCGCATGTTGGAGACCAGCAACGCATGGGTGCCCGGGCAGGAGACGGTTGCTGAGGCGTCGTGGGAGGCGTGGCTGGCCCAGGAGGAGGGGCTGACCCGCAACGAGTCGAAGATCCTGTACGACGCCCGTGTGGCCCCGCCCGGCACCGACCTTGCCGATGACGAGTCGCTGCTGGCCGGGCTGCGGCACGTGTACGACGACTGCCTGATCGAGCGGGGCGGCTGGGTGGACCTGCGGCCCATCATGACCCGCATCCGGGACCTGCGGTCGTCGCCGGAGGATTCGCAGCGCAAGTATTTGAACCGGCCGACGAAGGCCGCAGGCGCCTGGTGCAACCCGGAGTGGTGGGCGCTGTGCGCCGACCCGGAGCGGGTGGTCGGCGACGACGACCCGATTGTGCTGTTCTTCGACGGGTCGAAGTCGGATGATGCGACGGCGCTGGTGGCCTGCGACGTCGAGTCGGGGCATGTGTTCGTCGTCGACGTGTGGGAGAAGCCGCTGGACCCGGTGCTGGCCAGGGATTGGCAGGTGGACCGGGCCGATGTGGACCGGGTGGTGCGCCGCACCTTCGCCCTGCGGAATGTGGTGGCGTTCTTCGCCGACGTCCGCGAGTTCGAGTCGTATGTGGACGCGTGGGGTCAGGAGTTCGGCGACCGGCTGCTGATTGACGCCACGGGCGGGAAGAACCGGCATCCGGTGGCGTGGGACATGCGGTCGCATGTGCGGGAGTTCACCGAGGCAGCCGAAAGGATGCTGGTCGACATTCAGGCACGGTCGGTGACCCACGACGGCGATTCGCGGCTGGCTCGCCACGTCGCGAACTGTCAGAAGGATGAGAACAAGTGGGGCGTGTCCGTGTCGAAGGAGTCGCGGGAGTCGCCCCGGAAGATCGACGCCGCGGTGTGTGCGATCGGGGCGCGGATGGTGCGCCGTCTGGTGTTGTCGTCGGAGGCGTGGGCCAAGCGGGCGCAGGGGCCGAAGAAGCAGCCGGGCCGTGTTGTTGCGTGGGGGTGAGTGATGGCGCTGTCTGCTGATGCGGCGACCGACGTCGTCAAGCACCTCATCAAGGTGCGGCAGGCGGAGGCTGACCGGCTGGACCGCATCCACGACTACATGCGGAACAAGCGGTGCGGCATCTACGTGCCACGCAGTGCGACCGCGGAGTATCGGCGGCTGGTTGACCAGTCGAAAATCAACATCCTGCCGCTGGTCGTGACCGCCGTGGCGCAGAACTTGTTCGCGGACGGCTACCGGCCTGCCAGGTCGATGAAGAACGCGAAGCCGTGGGAGATTTGGCAGGCTAACCGGTGGGATGCGCGGCAGGCCGGCGTGTACCGTGCCGCGCTGACCTACGGTGTGACGTACGCGTCCGCGCTGCCCGGTGACCCGGTGCCGGTGCTCACACCCTATTCGCCGCGGCAGATGACGGCCGTGTACGAGGACCCGATCAACGACGAGTGGCCCATCTTCGCCCTGTGCGTGATGGTGCAGCGGGACGAGCAGGGCCGCCCGGTCAACCGGATGCGGCTGTTCGACGACACGATGGTGTACCGGTTCATCGGCACGGCGGACGGTCAGACCCCGACGTTCGACGGCGCGGACGAGCACGGACTGGGTGTGACCCCGGTGGTGCGTTGGCTGAACGAGTACGGGGACATTGACGACGGCCCACAGGGTGAGGTTGAGCCGCTGATCCCGCTGCAGGACAGCCTGCAGCAGACGACGTTCAGTCTGCGGATGGCCGAGCACTATGCGGCGTTTAGGCAGCGCTGGGTCACCGGCATGAAGATCACCGAGGATGAGAACGGGAACCCGTTGGAGCCGTGGAACGCCGCGGTGAACCGGGTGTGGCAGTCCGAGTCCCCGGACACCAAGTTCGGTGACTTTGCCGAAACGTCTCTGGATGGCTACCTGGCCAGCAGGAAGGCGACGCTGTCCATCATCTCGGCGATCGCGCAGATCCCACCCCACGCGCTGCTGGTGTCGGACGGCATTTCGAACCTGTCCGCTGAGGCGCTGGCCGCCATCGAGTCCGGGCTGCAGCGGAAGGTTGGGGAGCGGAAGACGTCGTTCGGCGAGTCGAATGAGCAGCTGCTCAGGTTGGCGTCGCTGGCTGCCGGTGACGAAACGGGGTGGCGGGACACGTCCGCCGAGATTCAGTGGCGGGACACCGAGTCCCGGTCGCTGGCGCAGGTGGCCGACGCGCTGGGGAAGATGGCGCAGATGCTTGGTGTGCCGCCGCGGGCACTGTGGTCGGAGTTGCCGGGGATGACGGACGAGAAGCTGCAGCGGTGGGAGGCCATCGCCGACGAGGACGGTGGCCTGGCCGAGCTCCATGCGATGCTGCGGCAGACGGTGGAGAGGGAGCCTGGTGGCATCCCCGGACGCCAACCGGCTGACACGCCAGCATAGGGACACGCAGGCCGCCATCGGCCGGGCCGTGGCCCGGCCGGTGCGGCAGCTGGCCCGGCAGGCGTCCACGGCCGACATTGACTCGTGGTTCGCCCGTGTGCTGCCCCGACTGCTGATGATCATCCGTGCGGGGTGGATCGCGTCGGCCACGCACGCCCGCCAGTACCTGGAGCTGCACGCCGAACGCGAGGGCGTGACCGTGGATCCGGTGCGGCTGCAGTTCGAAGCCGACCGGGTGATTGCGTCGCTGCGGGTGACCGGGCCGGTCGCGTTCAAGGAGCATGTGGAGCGCACCGGGTCGGTTGAGGGTGCGAAGGCGGCGATGGTGGCCCGGCTGCCCGCGGCCGCGGCACGTCAGGTGATGGCCGGTGGCCGGGAGACGATTGAGCGGACGGCCGAGGAGGATCGGCGGATCGTTGGCTGGCGGCGGGTTACGGACGCGGACCCGTGCGCATTCTGCGCCATGCTCGCCTCCCGCGGCGCCGTGTACCTGACCCGCGAGTCGGCGTCCGGTGTGGTGGGCCGTGGCCGGGGCGGCACGCTGCGGGGCAGCCGGCAGCGTGGGGAGCCATACCACGACGGCTGCGAGTGCACGGTGGCTCCGCTGTACGAGCACGAGCCGGAGCCGCCGGAGGTCGTCGACTTGGAGAACCAGTGGCTGCAGGCCACGGCTGGGCATTCGGGTAAGGCCGCGATCCGCGCGTGGCGCCAATATTGGGACAAGCAGCGACGGGAGGGTGATGGCGGTGGCTGAGTTCACCGCGGAGCAGCGGCGGCGGCTGGCCGCCCGCGGGCAGGCGCTGCCCGGCGGCCGGTTCCCCATCCGCAACCGGGCCGACTTGGAGAACGCCATCCGCGCGGTGGGCCGGGCCGGCGGCCCCGAGGGCACGGAGGCGGACCGCAACGAGGTGCGCCGGTTCATCATCCAGCGGGCCCGCGCCCTCGGGCTGTCGGAGCTTATCCCCGACACGTGGAACTCGGACGGCACGCTCAAGTCGAGCCGCGGCCGACTCATGCGCAGCCGCTGACACACAGGCCACCGCAGCCCGCCCCGGGCTGCGTTGAAGGCGCAGCACCGCACGGTGCGCGCCTAGACCCCACCTTGCTCACGCCGCACGGCAAGAGCACCAAATCCCGCACGGGAGAAACCCCATGACAGAACCGACCGCGCCCGACGCTGCCCAAACCGACGGCGTCAACGCCGAACCGGAGCAGACGACTACCGAGCCGCAGATCGACTGGAAGGCCGAAGCCCGCAAGTGGGAGCAGAGGGCCAAGGAGAACAGGGCCAAGGCCGCAGAAACCGTCCGCACGGAGGTGCTGCAGCAGATCAGCCAAGCCCTCGGCCTGACCGATCAGCCGGCGGACCCGAAGGCGCTCGCCGACGAACTGACCGCGGCCAAGGAGGCAGCAGCCGACGCCCAACTCGAGGCCACCGTGTTCCGGCGGGCCTACAACTTGGGCGTCAACGGCGACCGGCTGCTCGACTCGCTCAGTTTTCGCCAGGCGGTGGACGACCTGCCCGATGAGGGCTTCGACCAGGCCCTGGAGCAGCTGATCAACCAGTGGGCCGACAAGGACCCGTCCCTGCGGCTCGGCGGCCGACCCAACGTCTCCACCGGACGGCCGGTGGAGAACCTGCGCTCCGGCGCACTGCCGGCCAGCGACCAGGCACCGCTCGACGTGGACGCGTGGATTCGCCGCCAGGCCGGCATCAGGTAATGAGCCCGATGGGGCTCACTTCGCAAGTTATCCAGTAAGGAGATAGCCCCAGATGGCTAGCACGTCTGACAAGATCCAGCGGTACTCGTCCGGGTCGGACCCGCTGGTCCCCGAGCCGCTGCGCAACGAGATCCTGCAGCAGCTGCCGCAGCAGTCCGTCGTGTTCGGCCTGGTGCCGGAGACGCAGCGGATCACGATGTCCGCCCTCACCGAGCGCATGCCCGTGCTGTCGGTGCTGCCGTCGGCGTACTTCGTGACGGGCGACACCGGGCTCAAGTCGACGACCAAGCAGCAGTGGCGCAACAAGGTGCTGCACGCCGAAGAGGTCGCCGTCATCGTGCCGGTGCCGGAGAACTACATGGCCGACGCAAACACCCCGATCTGGGAGCAGGTTCGGCCCCGCCTGGTCGAGTCCGCCGGCGCCCTGATCGATGAGGCGATCATCTTCAACATGTCCGGCAACAAGCCCAGCACGTGGGGGCCGGACATCTACCACACCGCCATCGCCCGCGGCAACTACGTGCACGAGGGCTTCGGCGTCGACCTGGGCGTGTCGGTCGCCCGCGGCGGTGAGCTGCTTGCCGCGGACGGCTACGACCTGACCGGGTTCGTGTCGAAGCCGGGTCTGAAGTGGAAGCTGGCGCAGATCCGCTCCAGCAACGGTGACCCGATCTTCCAGGGCGGCAGCCTGCAGACCGGCATCCCCGACTCGCTGTACGGCATGCCGCTGCGGTCGCTGAAGAATGGCGCCTGGAACAGCACGGAGTCCACTCTCATCGGTGGGGACTGGTCGCAGGCCATCATCGGCATCCGGTCGGACATCACCTTCAAGGTGTTCACCGAGGGTGTCATCTCCGACGACGCGGGGAACGTCGTGCTGAACCTGATGCAGCAGGACTCGGTCGCGCTGCGGATGACGCTGCGGGTCGCGTGGGAGGTCGCCAACCCGGCCAACCGTCTCAACCAGGACACCGCCGGCACGCCACCCACCGAGTCGACCACCCGCTGGCCCTGGTTCGTGCTCCGCCCGGTCGGCTACAGCTACAGCTAGCCGATGCGTGTCGTAGCACTGGCACACCAGTACGTGCCGGCCCGTTGCGCGGGCGCGGAGACCATGCTGCACAGCATGCTCCGCGCCCTCGCGCGGCGCGGCCACGACGTACACGTGTCCCTGTCCGCACAGGCCGGCGACCCCTACACCCACGAAGGGGTGCAGGTGTGGCCAGTGCAAGGCATCAAGGCCCAGCACATCCAGCACGCCGCCGCCGCGGACGTCCTCATCGGCCATTTGGAGAATGCGGAGCCGGCAGAGTTCATCGGCTACCTGAACAACATTCCGGTGGCCGTGGTCAACCACAACACGCTCGACATCTTCAAACGGGCCCTGCACTTTCCGCAGGCCCGGGTCGACCTGGTGGCGGTCAACTCGGAGTGGATGCGCCGCGACCTCGAGGCGTGGCATGTCACCCAGCATCTGCCCATGCCGCGGACCGTGGTGGTGCGGCCTCTCGTCGACCGGGCCGAGTACGCGGTCGACGGACCACATGACCACGTGACCTTGGTCAATCTGAAGCGGGACGAGCAGACACCGCACGGGATCACCCTGGGCAAGGGCGGCGAACTGTTCTGGCAGCTGGCCGAACGCATGCCCAAGCTCAAGTTCTTGGGCGTCAAGGGCGCCTACGGGGACCAGGTGCTCGGCGACCTGCCCAACGTCGAAGTGCTGGACCACGTGCCGCACCCGCAGATGCGGGAGAAGGTGTTCGCGCGTACCCGCATCCTGCTGATGCCGTCGGCGTACGAATCCTGGGGAAGGGTGGGCACGGAGGCACTGTGCTCCGGCATCCCCGTCATCGCCCACCCCACACCCGGCCTGCAGGAGAACCTGGGCGACGCGGGCATCTTCGTCGACCGGTCTGACGTGGACGGCTGGTGCCGGGCCCTGCGCACCCTTGCCATGCCCCGGCCCTATGAGGCCGCCCGCCGCCGCGCCCTCGCCCGGGCGGCCGAGCTGGACCCGCAGCAGGACCTGGACCGCTGGTGCGACGCCGTCGAGCACATCGCGGCACGCCGACTCGTGGGGGTATGACATGGCAGTAGGACTCTCGGCGGCGGTCGCCAACGCGATCCTCAACGCGTTGTGCCGGTCGACGGCGTGGACCGAGCCGGACGCAGTGTGGATCCAGCTGCACACCGGCGACCCAGGCGCGGCCGGCACGTCGAATGTGGCGACGGAGACAACCCGCCAGCAGGCCACCTTCGGCACCACCGCCTCCGGTGGGGCCATCTCCAACACCGCGGCGCTGACCTGGACCAACGTGGCCGGCAGCGAGGACTACACCCACTACTCAGCCTGGGACGCCGAGACTGACGGCAACTTCCTCTTCAGCGGAACCATCACCGCGAACGCGGTCACCGCAGGGGACACCTTCACAATCGCCGTCGGCGACATGGACGTGTCCCTGACTGTTGCGTCCTGATGGCCCGCCAGTTCTTCAACGAGACACTGACTGTCGCCGCGCTGGCATCGTCCGGATTGGAGGCTGACATGGCCGGTCAGGCATCATCGGTCGGGTCGCGGGTCGGCCTGGACGCCATCAGCGGCCGGGCCACGCAGACGGCCCGCACCATGTCTCTCGAGTGAGGACAGGGGCCCGTGCCAGCCACGCTCGTCGGCTCCGACGCGGTCGGGTTCGCGGACGGCAACGGCGGCCACGTGTACACGTTCCCGGCTGGCGCGCCGGCGGCCGGTGACCTGGACGTGCTGTGTATCAACTCCAACACCGTGGTGGCCACCCCTGCCGGCTTCGCCGTGGCAACATCCCGGGTCGGCGGCCAGGGTGCCTACGTCTTCTGGCGCAAGGCCACAGGCGGCGAGCCGGGCACGGTCACCATCACCACCGCCGGGGATCACAACACGGTGTTGGTGTGGTCGAGGTGGTCCGGGGTGGACACCCTGGACCAGGTTGCTGTTTCCGGCGTGGACGGGGCTGGCGGGCTGACGTCGCCGGCCGTGACCATGCCGCCGCTGGCCGGCGCTGGCGAGCTGGTCGTCGCGTCTGCCGCTCTGCATGCGCTCAGCGAGGTCGTCACCGGACCTGTGTGGTCGTCCGGATACGCCGAGCTGCAGTCCATGGGGCAGGGTGGCGTCGGCTCGTCTGCGGTGCACGCCCTTGTGGCTGCGCGGACGGACGGGTCGGGGGTGGAGTCGCCGTCCGTGAGCTGGGCTGGCAGCGCCGCGGACCGGTACATGCTGGTGGCCGCCTTCACCGCGTCGGCGGCCGGTGTGGTACTGGCCGGGACGGCGGCAACGACCGCGGCCTTCACCGCGATCGCGGCGGGCACTCGCATAGTCGCCGGCAGCGCGGTCGGCTCGGCGACGCTCACCGCTACCGCGGCCGGCACACCACAGGTCCCCGGTAAGGCGTCCACGGCAATCGGCTACACCGCGACCGCCGCCGGGCTGCGCACTGTGAAAGGCACGGCCGCACTCGCCATCAGCTTCACCTCCGGTACGACCGTCCCAACCGGCGCCGTCACGCTACGCGCAACCGCGCACCCCGCGGCCACGTTCCGCCCCCTCGCCCGCCCCCGCGTCACGATGGAGGTCGGCCATGCCTGACATCGGCGACGACATCACCGTCACCACCAAGGTTTACGTGGACGGCGAGCTGGCCGACCCCGACTCCGTCACCCTCACCGTCACCTCACCGTCCGGCACCACCAGCACACCCACGCCGTCCTCCGACACGACAGGCATCTGGTCGGCCACCTTCAACGCCGACGAGGCCGGCCGGTGGCTGTACAAGTGGGAAACCACCTCCCCCGCGGGCGAGGAGTGGGGCCACGTCGACGTTGCCGCGGATCCGCCGGCGCGGCTGCAGCCGCTGGCCACCCCGCAGGATCTGGCGGACCTGCTCGGCCGCGACCTGACGGACACCGAACTGGCGAGGGCTGGGGCGCTGCTGCGGGCGGCGTCGGCGAAGATCCGCGCCTACACGGGGCAGCACTTCGACCTGGTCGAAGACGACGATGTGGTGCTGCGGCCGGTCGGGGTGCATCTGCGGCTGCCGCAGCGGCCCGTCACCGCGGTCACGTCGGTCACGGTCGTCGGCGGTGCGGGGCTGCCGGACGTGCTGCTGCCGTCGGGTCTGTGGCAGTGGGACGGCGTCGACGTGGTCGAGCTGTTCCCACTCGACTCGGACGTGTGGCTGTCCCTGCCCACAGATTGGACCATGTACGGCCAGTACGGACCAGACACGTACAAGGTCAAGTACACGCACGGCTACGCCACCACGCCGGACGATGTGGTGGCCGTGTGCTGCGACATGGTGCTGCGCACGCTGACGTCGCCGACGACGGCCGCCGGCCTGGTGCAGGAGACCATCGGGTCCTACAGCTACCAGTACGGGCAGGGGCCCGGTGCACAGTCGCCGGGTGCCGGGGTGAAGATGACCGACGACGACCGGGACGCGCTCAAGCGGTACCGGCGGACGGCGTCCACTGTGGCGCTGAGGGTGCGCTGATGGCCGTCCCCGCGCGGCTGCTGCCGCACACCGTCACCCGGGTACGCCCCGCCACGTCGACGGACTCGTACGGCAACACCACCTACGACTATGGCTCGTCCGCCAGCCGCAAGGACATGGCCGCCTGGCTGCAGCAGAACAACCGCGCCGAGCCGCTGTCCAATGGCCGCGACCCGCTCGACCAGGTGTGGCTGCTGGTGACCAACGACAAGGACATCCAGGGCCGCGACCGGGTCGAGTGGACAGACCCGGCCGGCAACGACGTGACGTTCGAGGTGGACGGGCCGCCGGCGCCCGTGTTCACCCCGGGCGGCTACCACCACACCGAATCCACCCTGCGGGTCGTCTCCGGCTGATGGCCAAACCCAAGGATGGCAGCGGCCCCGTCGACGGGCCCATCACCAAGCGGCTCAAAGCCGCCCGCGGCGGCCGGGGCTGGTGGCCAGCCCGGGACACCGACAAGCCGGCAAAGGGCGGCAAGCACGAAGGCTGGCCCATCCGCGGCCGAGGCAAGAAAGAGGGGAGATGACATGGGCCTGGTCAAGTACCGGCCGAACCGGCGCGGCATCCAGGACCTGCTCGGCTCCCCCACCGTCGGCGGTGACCTGTTCCAACGTGCCCTGCGGGTGGCCGCAGCCGCCCAGGCCGACTACGTCGCCCACCCGCCGCACTCCGGCCAGGTCGAAGTCGTCACCGTCCTGGAAAAAGAGCGGATCCGCTGGCGGGCCGCTGTCATCGCCAAGCACCCCGGCGCCCTGCCCATCGAGCACGACCGGCGACCATTGGGCAAGGCCATGGATGCGGCACGCGGATACAGGTCGGCAGGCTGACCATGGCCTACCCGGACATCATCTCCCTGCTGCGCACCTACCTGCTCGCCGCACCGGTCAGCCTCGGCGTCACCGTAGCCTCGAGGGTGCCGGACCCGCGGCCCACCCAGTGGCTGCAGCTGCGCCGCGTCGGCGGCACCCAGCAGCGCCCGGTGCGCGACCAGCCGCGCATCGACGCCATCGTGTGGGACGACGACGAGCCCGGTGCGTGGACGCTGGCGGACAAGGTGCGCCGCGCCATCCACGACCTGGCCGGCACCACCAAGCTCGGGCCGATGGTGTATCGGGTCGACGAATTCCTCGGCCCCACCTTCAGTGATGACACGGTGGCCGGTGCCGTCCGTGTCATGGCCACCTATTCGATCAGTGTCCGCGCCGACGACGCCATCGCCCGCTAGCCCACCCCGCACAGCCCGGCTCCGCGCGCCGGGTGACACCACCCACCGCACGGAGGAACCATGTCCCTGAATGCGCCAGCCGTCCGCATCGGCATCACCGGCGAACTGTACGCCGGCCCCACCACCGCCACCGCACCCACCGACTCCAGCAGCAGCCTCGACCCCGACTTCGTCGGCATGGGCTACGTGTCCGAGGACGGGGTAACAGAAAACTACGACGACACGGTCGAGGACATTGTTGCCTGGCAGAACGCCACCGTTGTCCGGTCCACCACGACCAACTCCAAGGCCACCCTGCAGATGACCCTCATCGAGACCAAGGGCAAGGTTCTCGAACTGTTCCACAAGGGATCGTCGGTGGAGGCGGCCGGCTCGGGCCAGTGGAAGATCGCCGTCAAGGCGCCGGACACCGACCGCCGCTCCTTCGTGCTGGACGTCATCGACGGCTCCAAGCACCTGCGCATCTACGTCCCGGACGGTGAGGTGACCGAGCGGGGTGAGATCACCTACGCCAACGGTGAGCCCATCAGCTACCAGATCACCATCACCTGCTACCCCGACTCCAACAACGTCGTGCTGACCAAATTCTCGGACGACGCGAACTGGGGGTATTCCTGATATATTGCGGCTGTTGTCCGTTTCCGGCCTGGCCACTGTGGACTCCCGGCGGTGTGTCTCGCGCGGAGAGCGCACCGCCGGGCCACACATCCTCTCCGCGCACAATCTGAAGGAGCAGTCCGCGCATGTTCTCCGCACGGCAGGCCATCTCCGACGCCGACCTCGAGCCGTTCGTCTTCGAAGACTCGCAGGGGCGGCAGCGTCAGGTGCCGCACATGAAGGCGCTCACCCTGGACCAGGGGCTGCGCCTGCTGACCAATGGTGAGGTCAAAGAGGTGCTGGACGAGGTCGCGCCCGAGGTCGGTACCGAGGTGGCGACGTGGCCGGCGCACGTCATCGAGACCTTCTTCCAGGCCTGGCAGGCCCACTCAGGCGTCGTCGTTGATGGTGAGCCGGGAAAATCCTCGACATCCTCGCCGTCGTCGCCGAGCACGGCGGCGCAGTCGAAGCGGACCTCGCGTTCCGGGGGATCACACTCGCGACGCTGAGCCTACGCCAGGCCGAAGCGTTCGTCACCGCGCTGGTCGAGACCGAAGGCACAGCCACTAGGCGGGCGCTGACCGGCGACTCGTGGACGCTGACAGACCATCTGCTGGCGCTGGTGTACGACCAGCTGCGCATCCTGGTGTGGCAGAACACAAAGGACGGCCACAAGGGACGTAACCGGCCGAAGCCGCTCTCCCCGCTGGCCCAGCCGGCGGGCGTGAGGTACGGCGGCGGGCACGGCCGCTCGAACGATGAGGTGAAGGCGTATCTGGCCCGGTTCGGGCCGCCACCAAGCTAGGGGGTGACCAGTGGCCGAAGAGGTCGGTGCCGCGTTCGTGTCGCTGGTCCCAAGCGCGCGTGGCTTCTCCGCCAAGGCGCGGGCCGCGCTCAAGGAAGAGCTAGCCGGCAAGGACTTCGAGGTCCCCATCACGCCTAAGGTGGACCGGGCCGACGTCACCCGTGCGCTGGCCGGTGCGACCGCCGGGCAGCGGGGTGGCGTCGAGGTCGACACGAAGGTGGACGATGGGCAGCTGCGCCGCGAGGTGCGCACCGCGGTCATCGCCACGGAGGCGACCCGCCCCACCGTCCACGTCCGCATTGAGGTGGACCGGAACACGCTGCGCCGGTCGCTGGCCGGGCTGGGCGGCACCGTCGAGCGCAGCGGCAGCAGCCTCGGCGGCACGTTTAGCCGCTTCTTCCTCCGCGAGATCGTGTTCTCCAAGGTCGGGCTGATCGCGGGTCTCATTGGCGTGCTCGCCCCGCCCGGCGCTGCGCTGACGGCCGCCGCAAGCCTGCTGGGCACGTCGCTGGGTGCCATCTTCGCCGGGGCGTTCGCCCTACGCGGCAACAAGGACATCCAGTCAGCCGTGAAGGGGCTGCTGGGCGACATTGACAAGGGGCTGACGAAGGCGGCCCAGCCGCTGGTGAAGCCATTCCTCGAGGCCATTCGCATCCTGGGGCAGGCTTTCAAGGACATGTCGCCGCAGGTGGCCGAAATCTTCAAAGCCGTCGCCCCCTACATTCCGCAGCTCGCCGAGGGTATTGCCGGCTTCTTGAAGAACCTGACCCCTGGTCTTGTGGATGCGGTCAAGAAGTCCGGGCCGGTGATTCAGCAGATTTCGTTCGCCCTGCCGGCGCTGGGGCAGGGGCTGGGTGACTTCTTGAAGAAGATGTCGGAGGTGTCGCCGGAGGCTGGACGGTTCATCGGCGGCACCCTGCGCGGCCTGGGCAGGCTGCTGTCCTTCCTGGGTACGGTCATTCAGACCCTGACCCGGTTCACCGACAGCGCCATCGACTTCGCCAAGAAGGTGTCTGGCGTGGTCCAACAGGTGCTGGTGGGCTACGGCATCATGATTGGCAACCTGAAAGGCCTTGTTGGTGACGAACTGAAGGGAATCCAGAAATTCATCGACAAGATCAAGCCGGTGTGGGATGGGTTCTGGAAGCACATCATCCCGCGCGGTGCCAGCGACGGCCTTACCGCGGTGGTTGGGCTGGCGAAGGGGCTGCCGGGGCGGGTCAAGAACGCCGTGGGCGACTTGAAGGACCTGCTGTACAGCGCGGGCCGCAACATCGTCCAGGGGCTGATTAACGGCATCAAGTCCAAGTTCGGGCCGCTGGGCAGCGCCGCGTCGTCTATGGCTGGCATCGTGCGGTCGTTCCTGCCGTTCTCGCCCGCGAAGCAGGGGCCGCTGTCCGGGTCGGGCAACCCCTACCGCAGTGGCCAGGTGATTGCGGACATGCTGGCCGGTGGTATGCGGTCCGGCCTGCCAACCGTCGAGTCGGCGGCGGACCGGCTCGCCGCAGCAGTCGGCGCCGGCGGCGCCGCGCGGGGCGGATCCGCGCTCGCCGCCGCACCCGCGCAGGTGGTCATCGGCTCCGACGGCTCCCGGCTGGGTGACCTGCTGGTCGAAGTCCTGCAAGGCGCCATCCGCACACGGGGCGGCAACGTCCAGGTGGTGTTGGGGGCTGGGCGTGCCTGACTACGGCGACCTCAAGTTGCAACTCTACTACGACGGCAAGTGGAATGATGCGCCGTTGGCGGACCCGAAGCGGGGTCCGGTGCTCATCGTGCGTGGACGCGGCCCGGAGCAGGATGCGGCGTCACCGTCCACCATGTCGGCCACAGTGGACAACTACTCGGGGGACTACAACCCGCACAACCCGGCGTCCGACCTGTACGGCAAGATCGGCCGGAACACGCCGGCCCGCGTCTACCTGGGCACCCCCAACGTTCTCGGCGACTCCAACTTCTCCCTGTCCACCGCGACGAGTCAGGTGGCGCCTGGGCTGACGGCGCCGGCGGCGGGGCTGCTGGTGTGCGCGTGGGCCGCGCCGGACACGTCGGCCACCTACACGGCCCCTACCGGCATGTCGGCTGGTAGCCAGCAGAACGCCGACAACATCACCATGCGGGGTGCGCGGGAGGCTGTGTCTGCGGGTGCGACCGGTACCCGCACGGCCACACTGTCGACAGCCCGTGACTATGTGGCCGCAAGCGTGTTCATTAAGGGGCCGACGTCCGTGACGACCGGCTCCATCACGCAGGCCGGGACCAGCATCACCCTGGATGTGGACACGGCCGGCGACTGGTGGGTGCTGTTCGCCGCCTACTCGTCACCCGGCACGTCCAACACGTCCGACCCCCCGGTGGCGCCGGACCCGTCCGACACCGACGGCGGTGGCTGGGTGCTGCTCGCCGACACGGGGCCGCAGAACATCTTCAACAACGGCACCGACTGGCTGCGGATGAAGGCGTGGGCGAAGAAGACCCGCACCGTCAGCGAATCCCACGTGATCAGCCTGCCTGGCGCCGACGCGGACAGCACCATCATGTTCGCCGTCCGCGTGCCCGCGGATGAGGTGTCCGGTGATTGGGACATCCGCCACGTCGGCGAGGTGGCGTCGTGGCAGCCGGACCGCACCGGCGACTTCGTGCCCAACACCACGGGTGATGCATGGACAGTCATTACCGCCTCTGGTGTGCTACGTCGACTTAGTCAAGGCACCCCGCCTGTTCTATCGGCGCTGCGGCGCACCATCGAATCGATGGATCCGCTGGGCTACTGGCCCATGGAGGAGTCGGCCACCCCTGACGCGCTGTCGTCCGCGCTCGTCGGCGGTCGCGGTTTCTCCGTGTCGAAGGGCATGGTGGATTTCGGCGCCGATGACACACTTCCCGGGTCGCTTCCGCTACCCAAGACCAGACACAATGAGGACTACGCCGACTCGATGACGGCGTCCGTTCCCTTCTCGGGCGTGGACGGCGACGATTTCACAGTCACGTGGTGGTGCCGCACTTTGGATCTGGGTGGTACGGATCTCCGCTCCTCAACGCAGGTGCTGGTGTGGCTTGACGGCGGCATGCTGGCCTGGATTTTCCAGGTCACATATGTACAGTCGGCCGGCAGCGACTTCTTCGACATCAACGGGTCTTCGCCGACCACCACCGTCGTCGACGAATCAGCCACAGCCCCACACACCAACGACTGGCAGTTCATCAAGGTCACCGTCGACCGTGACGGCTCGGGTGATCTGAGGTGCCGGATGTGGTGCAACGGGACGCTGATGGTGACCGGCACTGCGACCCAGTCTGACGCCGGAGTCACACGCAAGATCGACATAACGATCGATACCGACGACACCGACCAGATGCCGGTGAGCATGGGGCATCTGGCCGTCTTCTCTTCCACGGCCGATGTGGACGACCAGGAGCAGGCCGGGGCCGGATGGACGGGTGAGACGGCCGTGGCCCGGTTCACCCGCCTCTGCGCCGAGCAGGGCATCCCCGCATCCGTGCTGGGTGATCCGGACGACACGGTGCCGATGGGGCCGCAGCCCGCCGACACCCTCATCAACATCCTGGCCGAGATCGAACGCACCGACGTCGGCATCCTGGCCGAGCCGCGCGACCAGGCCGGCCTGCTGTACCGGACCCGGGCCAGCCTGTACAACCAGACGCCGGCGCTCACCCTGGACTGGGACGACGGCCGCATGTCCCCGCTGACTCCCGTGTTGGATGACCGGTACACCCGCAACGACGTCAGCGCGCGCCGCCGCGACGGCTCATTCGCCCGGGCGGTGCAGGAGTCGGGGCCGCTGAACGTTCAGCCGCCGTCGGACGATGTGGACGGTGTTGGCCGGTACGAGTCCGAGGTGGATGTCAACCCGGAGACCGATGCTGGCCTGCAGGATCTGGCCGGCTGGTACCTGCGGCTCGGCACCGTCGACGGACCACGGTTCCCCCAGTTGACCGTGGATCTGGACCTGTACACAGCCGTGGCCGGGGACGCGGCCACAGTGGATGTGGGCGACCGGGTCACCATCATCAACGTGCCGAAGGATCTGGCCCCGGACGACATTGACCTGCTGGTGGTCGGGTCGACGGAGCAGATCACCCCGACCCGGCGCACCATCACCTTCTCCTGCGCCCCGTACGCCTACGACGTGGCCGTCTACGACACCGACCGGTACGACGCGAAGGACGCGAAGCTGGCTGTCGCAGCCACCAGCTCGGCGACCAGCATCGCCGTCTCCAGCACCGCACTGTGGACCGGCGACGACGGCGACTTCGACATCAGCGTCGGCGGGGAGCGCATGACGGTGACCGCGGTGTCCGGCACGTCGTCGCCGCAGGTATTCACCGTCACCCGTGCTGTGAATGGCGTGTCGAAGGCGCACGCGGCCGGTACGCCGGTCCGGCTGTGGAAGACGCCAAGGTACGCACTGTAGGAGGGAGCAACGATGGCTGGGCCTGCCGCGGGCGGCATCATCTACGCCGACGAGTCCGTCAACCAGGGCAGCTTCGCCTGGACTTCGTTCAACCCGAAGGTGTACGGCGGGGCGGGATCGACCCAGGTGTCCGGGACCGTGCTCTACGCCAACTACCTGCAGATCGGCAAGGTCGTGTGGGCCACGGCCGCCGTCACCTTCAACGCCGCCGCGTCCAGCGGCGCCGCCATCGACCTGCCCGTCAAGGCCGCCTTCCGGTCGCTGAACTGTGGCAGCTGTGCCCTGTTCGGCTCCAGCGTCCCCAGCACCCAGACCGGCGTGGCCACCATGACGGCCAGCCAGGACAAGCTGGTCATCACGGCCTTCAACGGCGGTTTTTTGGACGCCTCGTCCGGGCACAACATCCGGTACTCCGTCTGCTACGAGGCAGCCTGACGAGGGGAGGCCGGCTATGACCATCTTCGGCTGGGACGCGTCGCATCACGACTGGGGCCGCGGGCCGATGGACATTGCCGCCGCGGTGCACGACGGCATTTCGTTCATGACGCACAAGATTGGCGAGGCGCGCACGGTCACTGACGACAGGTTCGACGACTGGTACAAGCGGGCCCGCGCGGCGAAGGTGCGGCTGCTGGGTGCCTACTACGTCAACCACCCCGGAGACCAGCGGTACCAGGCGGACCGGTTCCTGTCCATGTTGGACGACCGGGCGCCGGGCTGGCGCGACGGGCCCTTCATCCTGCAGGTCGACGCCGAGCGTTTCGACTACATGGAACGGGAGCCCAGTCCGGCCGAGATCAAGGCGTTTTGCGACCGACTCGTCGAGCGGACGAAGGGCATCTACCGGCCGATCGTGTACGCGCCCAAGTGGCTGTACCACGACCGGCTGAAGGGCCTCGGCTATCCACTGTGGGCCTCGGACTATGACACCAACCCAGCGGTTCACTACCGCAAGGCGTATCCGGGCGACAAGTCGGACCGGTGGGTCTCCTACAGCGGGCAGACGCCGGCCATCCTGCAGTACGGCTCGCGCACACGGATCGGCTCGCAGCCCACATGCGACGCAAACGCTTTCCGGGGCACGCTTGAACAGCTCACCGCGCTGGTCTATCCGGAGGGAGATGACATGCCCACGGCAAAAGAGATCGCCCAGGCGGTCTGGAACACCGACAACATCGTCGCGGCGCCGTATCCGGTGCGCACCCCCCAAAACCAGTACTGGGCGCCCGGCACGACCTTGAGCCACGGCCTGGGCCAGGCGATCGAGGCCAACCAGCGGGTCGCCGAGCTGGCGGTCAAGGTGGACGGAATGGTCACCATCATCGCCACGCTCGCCGATGCGCTGCACGCCGGCGGCAGCCTGGACACGGCCGCCGTGCTCGCCAAGCTCGACGGCCTGGCCAAGCAGGTCGCGCAACTGAGCGCCGAGCGTGACGAGCTAAACCGGAAGCTGGCGGAGGCGTACGGCGGACAGTCGCAGGCGGAGTCCTGAGCGTGGACGACGACCTCACGCTCGGCGAACTCGGCCGATCCCTGGTCCGAATCGAGCAAAAGCTCGACCAAGCCATAGGCGACCATGAGAACCGGCTGCGCCGCGTCGAGCGGGTGATGTGGGTGGCGCTGGGGCTTGCGGCGGCGGGCGGTGTCTCCGGCATCGGGACGCTGCTGTCCGCGGCCGGCGGGTGAGCCGGTGAAGGGAGTGTGAACCGTGTTCACAGTCAAGTTTTGGAAGCAGGCCGCCGAGCGGGCGGTCAAGTCGGCGGCGCAGGCGGCCCTGGGCCTGTGGGTCGGCGACCAGGTGTTCAACGCCTGGCAGGCGGACTGGGCCAAGGCCGGCGGTGTGGCCGCGGGTGCGGTGGTGCTGTCGCTGCTGACGTCGGCGGCGTCGGCCGGCGTCGGCCAGCCCGGCTCGCCGAGCGTGGTGAAGCAGTGAGACTGTCCCGCGACTGGAAGCTGTGGACCTACTTGGCCGCCCCGCTGGCGTTCGTCGTGGCCGAGTTGGCCGCGGTCGCGTCCCGGCGCCGCGGCGACACGGCGTCGGAGCGGGTGTGGGCGCTGCCCCGGCCGGCACGCTGGGCGGTGGGTCTGGTGTCGTTGGGCCTGGGCGTCTGGCTGTCCGGGCATTTCGCGTTCGGCTGGTGGAGCTAGTGGACGCGGTCCGGCTGCGGCGGCTGGTGATTCTGGCCCGCCGCAGGCGCCGCTGGCGGCGCCGTGTGCTCGCGCGGTCTGCTGTCGGCTGGTGCCGGTAAGCTCATAGCCGCCTTGGATCTGGCCGGAAGGATGCGGCCCTACCCCCACGAGGGGTGGGGCCGCTTTCGCGCTGTCCGGGGTCAGCCGCGGATCGCCGCCGCGTCCAGGCGCCGCTCCACACCCCAGTACAGGAGAGCCTTCCGCTGCCTGGCGACCGTGCCATACAGGTGGATGCCGAGCTGGTTGGCGACGGCCCGCAGCTGCGGCCCGCTCAGCCCGGCGATGGTGGCGCGTGCGGCGTCGACGTCGGTGGTGGTGGCGAGCATGTGTGCGGTGTCGTCCATGTGCCCAGCATCCCTAGGTGGTCAATAGGCGGCTGGCCTGCGGTGTTGCGCCGGTAGGCGTTCGCGGGGTGTCCGTTTCGGACGGTGTGCCCGATGCCGGCTGCTGTGCACTGTGGACTGTGTAAGTGGAGGTGCTGCCGGCTGGCCCCTTACACGCGCCAGCCGGCCACGGATTCCAGCCGAACGGTCGACGTCCAAACCGGGCACACCGGTCGCGCTGTCGCCCACATGACAAGGCAGCTCAGGTTCCGGTGCCGAAGGTTGAGCCGCCGCGGACCAGATTCAAGAAAGAGTGCGCCCCGCCCCCAAACAAGGGGGCGGGGCCGCTGCTGCTGTGTCCGGCTCAGGCGAGCCGGTGCGCGGCTCCGCCGGGAGGCTCTTCCGCTCTACCTGTTGACAGCAACGCGGTAAACAGGTAGATTAATGGGCATGACAGAACTGCACCCGGCAATCGCCCGCTACATCCCCGCCCGCAGGGGTGAGCTCCTCACCGTCTCCTGGATCACCAAGGGCGGCGAGGAGAAGATGGTCACCGGCCGCCTGGACGGCTGGGGCCGCAACCGCGAGGGCCAGCAGGCCCTCATCATCACCACCGGACGCAAGCAGACCTACGTATGGGCCCCGGCCCTGCAGCGGTACCTGGACCGTGAGGACGCCCAGCGCGCCGCCCAGCGCGCCGCCCAGCGCGCCGCGGACCGGCCCACCGACAAGCAGGTCAGCTACGCGCTGGACCTCATCGCCGACGCCGCCGCCTGCGGCGCCTGGCAGCACACTGACCTCGGCGCCGCGTTCGACGCGGAGCAGGTGGACCGGGCCCACCTGATGCGGATGACCAGTGCAGAGGTCAGCCTGCTCATCGACGAGCTGAAGGCCCACCTGGGCCTCGGCAACCCCTGGGAGAACTGATGCCAGCCACGACCGTCCTCACACAGGCCCAGCAGCAGCGTCTGGACGCGCTCCGGCAGCATGCGGCCCGCCGCCGGGAGGCGCTGGCCGCCGAGCAGGCCACCCGCCGTGTCTTCCAGGCCGCCGTGCTGGCCGCCCTCGGCGCCGGCGCCGGCGCCCCGGACGTGGTCGCCGCGTCCGGCGGTGCGGTTACCCGGCAGGCCCCCCACCAACTCGTGTCCCGCCGCGGGCCTGACGCCCCCGCCAGAGCGTGGGAGGACGCCGGTCGGCCCGACCGGCGGGCGGCACTGGCCAAAGTCGGCCAGGCCGGCCCGGCATGGGCAGAAGCCCGCCGCCGCCTGACCGGGGCCACAGAGACCGTGGTCATGCACATGCGCCAGTGCCGGGACGCCGGCATCCCCCCGACCGCCATCGCCGCCGGGTCCGGATTCGCGTCGGCCGCCGCCTACGACTACCTGGCCGCACTTGACGTGGAGACACGGGCCGTGGCCGCCCTGCGTGCCGCAGGCCTGGTCGGCCGGTACGACCCGCAGGAAGACGCCGAGGTGGACGACGTGCTGGTGCGGCGCAACGGCACCAAGGTCACCGCGCGGCTGGGCATCTTCCGACAGGACACCAGGCGGCTGGCGGAGGAGGCCGCCCGGGCTCTGGCCGCCGTAGGCCTGCACGTGGACGAGGCGGCCCTGGCCGCAGAGTGGGACCGGCCGCTGGGTGAGGTGCTGCGCCACACACCACCCGAGATCACACGGATGCGCTCAGCGCCGCTGTAGTCGCGCTGCTGTTTACAGAAAAGGGGCGCCCCGCCCCCAATGACTCCCCCGGGGGCGGGGCGCCCAGCCTGCTGGTGTCAGACGGTCGTGCGGCGGCGCCTCGTCGCCACCACCAGCAGACCGCCCGCCACCAGCAGCACCCCAGCGGCAATGCCGATGGTCCTCGCCGGCACGCCGGTCACCGGCAGAGACGCAGCCTGCTTCTGCTGCGCCGGCGTGGGGCTCGCCCCACCGACGGCGCCGCCGGCCTACTTCGTGGCGGACGCGGACGGGCTCGGCGACGGCGACTCGGTAGCCGGCGGCTTTGGGGTGAAGGTGTACTTCTCGCCGAAGAACGTCAGCGACTTGATGACCCCATCACCCTCGACGCCCGAGCCCAGCGAGAACCCGATGGCGCGGATCCAGCCTTCACCACCGAGCGCGTTGTTCCATTCGGCGAGGGTGCCCCAGTTGTCGGAGCCCTGCCCGCCGCCGTGGTGCGGCGCCTTGTCCTTCAGCTCCTGCGCGGACCCGTTGGACAGCCACCAGTTCGCGCCGTACACGGCCGGCTCGCCGACCAGGATCCCGTCAGCGCCGGTGCCGCCGGGGATGTCCAGCACGATCTGCAGCCCGGGGGCCGGTGTGGTGCCGGTCCAGTCGATGGCGGGTGTGCCGACGTTGGACAGGTTCGCGCCCTCCGGCGCCGGGTAGTAGGCGGCGACCTTGGCGTTGCTGCTGTTGTCGTCGGTCCAGATGTGCAGGCCGTCGGCCGTCACCTTGTAGTGGCCGGCGGACCGGGTGTCGCTGGTGTCCCACGCGGACAGGTCGTGCGAGACGACGTCCGCTCGTGCCGGGCTGGCGAGTGCCAGCACCACCGCGCCGGCCACGGCGGCGCCGGCCAAAATCCGCTTCACCAATGTGTCTCCCTTGCTCTCTTGGTCAGCCCACCCCGGACTGGGATGGGAGTCTTCACGCCGCCCGTGCGGCAATCGCCGCCAGCAGCGCCAACGTGCCCTCCCGCGGCCGATGCTCCACCGTGCCACGGTCCACGGACGACACCTGCCGGTCGCCGGCCTCCACGCTCCACGCCCACACGCACACATCGTCGGCATCAGGGTCAGGGTCACCCTCGGGCGGCTGCAGACGTGTGGCCACGATGTAGGCGGCCACCTCGCCGTCCTCGGCAATGGTCACGTCCAGCACCACGGCGGCCTCCTCACTTCGGGTAGTCCCTCATACGGTACGAGAGGTGACAACCGGTGGCCCGACCTCCCACTGTTTTCCAATCTCTTCCAGCATTTCGAGGGCCCACCGGTGCTGCCGACATGGCCGCGGCTCCAGGCAGGCCACGCACAGCCGCCGCATCTGCCACGACCGGACCGGGTGCCGCCACCGCCAGCTGGGCCGGCGGCCGTGCTGCTGCAGCAGCTCGATGGCCCGCTCCAACGTGACCGCGGTCCGCAGCCCTGGCCAGCTCATCTGACCTCCCTGGTCGGGGCGCGGCGGCCGGTGCACCGGTCGGGCCATGAGGGCGGGCCGTGACGAATGCCCGGCCGCCGCGCTTGGGTCCGGGGCAGGAGCCCCGGGAGCGAGGGAGCGGCTGTCCGACTGGAGCCAACCTGCCGGTGCCGACCGCACCCTCAGGTGGCAAGTTACACGGGTTACCCGTGCTAGTCTAGTAACACTTGCTAGGCGACTCCCGGAGGTGATCTACTTGTCGGGCCAACCTGCTGGGAGAAGTGCCGTCATGTCCGGAAAGTCGTTGCGTGCACAAGTCATCGAAAGTATCCGCGAGAAGATCGAGTCCGGTGTCTGGCCACCTGGCCACAAGCTGCCGACCAAGCGCGAACTCGCCGTCATGCACGGGGTCTCCATTGCCGTTATCGACGCAGCGATGATTGAGCTGCGCGCGGCCGGGCTAGTCCGAGGGCAGCAAGGCAAGGCCGTCTACGTCGCTGGCGGGGAGGTGTGATGGAGGTGGTGGACTGGCTGCGGAAGCAGCTCGACGACGACGAGCAGGTAGCCCTGGCCGCGCGCTCCGAGATGATGCGCCGCATGCTCGCCTACGCCGCGGCGCACATGCCGGCTGGGTGGAAACCGTAGATCAACTTGGGGGAGCTGTGGGGGGATTGGCGGGGGCCGAGGGGTGCCGACAGGCGCCGAGAGGTGCCGTAATGCCAGGTCAGATGGGGTGCCAGGTCCCTGACCTGGGGGGTGCTCCGGGGCCTAACCCAGAGAGGAGCTGGGCTGTGAATGAACCTACCGCCGAGCACCTGATGGAGCACCATGCTGCGGTGCGCGCGGCCGTGGCTGCGACGCTGCGCCAGGTGGCCGGCTGGGGCCTGGTGTGGGAGCACGACGGCCAGCCGGCGCGCGACGACCTATGCGACATCGCCATGCAGGTTGAGCGCATGGAGCCGGGCGACATGTGCTGCCCGGTGTGCGAGGAGGTGACCTGCGACGAGGATTGCCCCTTGGCGGGACACCGGCGCCCCTGACCTGAGTGCTGGTCGTGGACGTTCGGCTATGCCTGCGTCCACCGGACGTCGGCGTTCGCATCGAACGCTGACAAACGTCTGACGCGCCATCGTCCGCTTACCCGTGGTCATAGACCCAGGTCAGACCAGATAGTGAGTCAGCACATCTCTCAATGGGGGCGGGCGTGGACAACGTGGTCACGACGGAGACGACGCAGGGCATCGAGACGCGGCTGCGGTGGGCGCGGCGGCTGGAGCAGGGCGCGGCTGGCCGCCGCCTACCTGGCCGGCGGGCTGACGGTGGGAGCCGCGGTGGTGGCGGCGCATGTGACGCCGCTGCCGATCGCGCTGGACCTGGCCCAGTCGGGGCTGGTGCTGCTGCTGGCGCCTGCTACAGTCGAAACCTCTGATAGTGCGGACCTGGTGAGTGCCCATCCCGGCACTCCCAGGTCTTTCGCTTTCCTGGGCGGTACGCAGCCCTACCCCTCAAGCTGCGTGCGCGCGGACAAACGCCCTCCGACTCCAAGCCGCGCGTCCCGTCACTTTCGCCAGGGTCTCACACCTCGGCCAGCTCGGCGGCGACCTCCGCGTCCAGGTCCACACCGGCCAGCGCCGCATCCACCGCCGCCAGAATCCCCTCATCGACTTCCGCCCGCAGATGGCCGTACAGGTCGGACGTGACGGCGATGGAGGAGTGGCCAAGCCGCCGCTGGACCGCGGTCAGTGGCTGCGCTAGGGCCGCGTACCTTACTGCCAGTAAGCCACGCCGTTACCAATCCGTAACGTGTCCGGGTCGCTACACCCAGCTCCGGCCATCGGATCATCCGGGCATGGACAGAGATCCACTGAGGGCGGTGGTGCTCGTCCAGCCAGGGCCGCATGCGGACCGCAGACTGGCCGCCTGCTGGGACCACTGCCACCGCCGCGGCCACCACATCGCTGCCGTCGTCACCATCTGGGAGGAGGCCGCCAAGCTCGTCCTGGCCGGCCACGCCGACATCATCGTCGTGCACTCACCCGCCGAGCTGCCACCCGACCGGGTGCCACGCGTAGAGGTCGCCGGCCAGGCACCCTCCTCGGCTGGGCGGGCGCGTCGGCTGTGAGCGGAAGCCCCGCCACCGCCGACGCCAGCGCGGCCGGTGCGACTGCGCGGTAGATGGCGGTGGTGCTCGGCCGCGAGTGGCCGAGCAGCTCCTGCACCACCCGCAGGTCCTGTGTGTCCACAAAGGATGCGAAGGAGTGGCGGAGCCGGTGCATCGTCACCCCGTCGTGGCCGATGTGTGCGAAGTGCGCTGACGCCATGGCCGAGATGTAGCCCGGGGTGGCACGTTCGCCGCTCTGCTTGCGCGCCACCGGGCCGGGCGGCAGCGTCGACACGGCCTGCCACACGGCCGGATGGGTCGGCACCACGCGGTGCTTATCCGCCTTGCCGTGCAGGTGGGTCAGCTCCGGGCCGACGTCGGCCCGGTCCAGCCGGGAGATCTCGACGCAGCGGGCGCCCAACCCGGCGGCGATGAGGGCCCACGTCCGGTACGGCTCGGCGGCGTCGGCGAGCAGCCGGCGCAGCTGCTCCAGGGGCACCGGGCGGGGCTGGCCGGTCTTGCCGCGTGGCCGTGGCACGTCGGCCAGCGGGTTGAGCGCGAGCCACCGGCCCGCGGCGTGCCGGTAGAAGACCAGCAGCGCCGAGTAGTAGGAGGCGCGGGCGTTCGGTCCGAGCCCGGGGCGGCGCAGCCAGGCGGCCAGCTCCTCGGCGGTCGCCTCGAGGCCGTGCGGCAGGTCCCGGTCCGCCATGGTGAGCACGGCGCGGCGGTGTCCGACGGTGCGGTCTGACCGGCCGAGCAACACCAGATGATCACAGAATGCTGTGATCAGGTCAGCACAGGGGGTCATGGGACGACAGCCTCCACAGGCGGCGGACCCGGTGACATTGGCCGGTCGGATGATGCACTCTGCGTGATGTCGGCCGGATGCCCGGCTCTTGCCGCCCGTTCGGTCTCGCGCCGCAGCCGCAGGTCGTGCAGGACCGACTCCTCGACGGTGGCGGTCCGCCATCCGGGCAGGTCGATCGGTGGACCGTGCAGGTCGTGCTGGGCGGCCGTGTCGAGGCCGGCGATGCCGAGCAGGATGGCCAGGACGGCGCAGAGCCCGGCGAGCTGCGCGAGGGCGGCGATCCGGCGGTGTGACATGTCAGGCCGCCTGGATGCGGACGGCGCGGGCGGCCGCGGGTGGCCGGGTCGGGACCCCGGCGTGCCGTGCCGGCGGCCGTGCGGCCGATGCCGGGGTCGGCCGGGCGGTGACGCGGCGGCGACGAACGGCCGGGCTGGATGACTGGGCGATAGTCCCGTCGCGCTTCTGCAGAGCCTCTCGCGGCAGCAGCTCGACCAGGCAGACCCCCAGTCCTTCGGCGATCTTCTGTAGCTCGCTGATGGTTGGCTCGGCACGGCCATCGACGCGCCGAGCCATGTAGGTCTGGCTCCAGCCGAGCCGGCGGGCGAGGGCGGCCGCGCTGACCCGGTGTCTGGCCAGGGTGGCGCGCAGCTCTGCTGCGATGAGTTCTCGCATGCTGTCCATGGACGCGAGGTTAGTCGTATATCGACTAAGCGTCAACGGTGCCGGGTCGATTAGTCAACTACAACAAGATTAAGTTGCAGCATGACTTGACAGCTAGTCAGCATCTGACCAGACTAGGCACCATGCAATCCGCCCCCAAGCCCGAGCATGTAGCCGTCGGCGCGCAGATCCGCTCGGTCCTGGACGAGCTGGGCATCAGCGGCAATGAGCTGGCCAAGCGGCTCGGCTGGCCGCAGTCCAATGTGGCACGCCGACTGCTCGGCAAGACACCCACAACGGTGCCGGAGCTGCAACAGATCGCCGACACCATCGGTGTCCCGGTGTCCCGGCTGCTGCCGGAACAGACCACGGCCGGTGCGGCATGACCGACATCACCGCCGGCACCGGCCCCACACACCCCACACCCACACACCCACCCAGCCCGCGACCCGGCGGGCCACCGCCACCCCGACCCCGTACCGACAACCGCACCGACGACGGCGACTGGGGTCCCGGCGGCAGCTACAACCCCGACAACTGGGGCTGCGGCGCGCTGCTGGCCCCCCTGCTGGCGCTGGTCGCGATCCTGCTGGCGGTGACCGCATGAGCACCTACGTTCTGCCCGCAGCCACACTGGCCAATCCGTACTGGGACGCCGTCCGCGACCACGTCGACCCAACCGGCTCCCTCTGGGGCACCCCAACCGTCGACGGCCTCGGCCGCTACCGGACCCCCGACGGCCGCATCGACCTCGCGCGGTGGAACCAGGAGGCGCTGAAGCGGCACGACTTCACCGCCAGGTACGCGTGGACCATCACCGACCCGGCCACCGTCGACTTCGTCATCCGCCACGCCGGGCCGCGGCTGGTCGACCCGCTCGCCGGCACCGGCTACTGGGCGTGGCTGCTCAGCCAAGCCGGCGTGGACGTGGTCGCCTACGACCAGCACCCGCCCACGGTCGACTCCGAGTCGAACAGGTGGCACCGCAACGTGGCCGCCCACTGCCCGGTGATGCAGGGCGACGCCGTGGACACGGTGACCGTCCACGGTGACCGGACGCTGCTGCTGGCCTGGCCGCCCTGCGCTTCGCCGCTAGGCGCCGATGTCCTCAGGGCGTACGCCGGGCCGCGGGTCATCTACATCGGCGAGGGCCAGTTCGGCTGCTGCGGCGACGACGCCATGTTCGACTTGCTCGCCCGGGACTGGGTTGAGGTGGCCGACCACGTGCCCGTGCAGTGGGACGGCCTGCACGACGTGGTGCGGGTCTACCACCGGGCAGAGGTGACCCCGTGAGCCGCCGCCGTGCCGACGCGGCGCTGGCCGCCATCCGCCACACCGCCCTGGCCTGCCTGCTCCTCATCGGTCTGTGGTCGTGGCTGTGCACCCCGGCCGGCGCCGCCGAGGTCAACCTCGGCCCCGGCGCGGCACCAGCCCCGGAGTCCGAGCCGCTGGCCGCCCCACTGTCCACCCTCGGCCTGCTGCTGCTGGCCGCTGGCATCGGCGCCATCAGGAGCAGGCGGGCCGCCCGTCGCGACCCGAAGCCGCAGCCACCCCCGTACCCGTGGCCATCCCCCTGGCCCGTCCCCCGCAGCCGCGACCGCAGATAAGGACCAGCGGCGCCACACGTGAGCCGACCGACCGTGGCGCCGCCAGACACAAGGGAGTATCCCATGAGCCACACACCGCCGGTCGACCCGTCGCCGGCAGCCGCCGCCGCCGAGGTGCCGCCCGAGCTGGCACCCCGGCCCATGACCGGCCCGGAGGCGCTCGACGCCGCCGCCGCGG